ATTACGAATCTTGAGTTTCAAATCAGCACCTTCCCAAAAATCAAAGGGATTGCATGGTGATTCATCTTCAAACTCAGGATTCATAGCCTCGTTAAGTTTGTCGAAAATCTTCTTACCAAACTTATAGAGGAATACTTTACCTTCATTCTCAGGATTGCCAGGGTCTTTTACCACATAGATGTTAGCGATGTAAGACAACCTACGCTTCTGCTTACGAGCCTGTTCCTTACCAGCATCAGTGCCGTTATTCCACAATGATGAGTTATATTCAGATACAGGGTCTTTCTCACCGAAGGTAGTTAGTGAGTTCTCAATATACCAACCGCCGCCTGGGCCTTGGAAACCGTGATTGAAAAGACGAACCCAAGGTAGTTCTTCACCTTTTGGTTCTGGTAGAAAACGAATCACAGCGTATCCGTTACCAGCCTTGTCTACGGTAGGTTGCCAGAAGCGGTCATCAGCAGATGAACCTTCAGATGGTGTATTGATTTTGGTAGTCTCTTGGACTAGTTTGCTCAAAGAGTTTGAGCGAGACTTTTTTAGTGCGGCGAAATCTGTTGCCATGTTTGTATACTCCGTGTGTTTGTATGTTTGCGTATAATTGTGTTTATAGTATCATAATATAGATGCTTTGTCAAGCACTTTTTTCAAATTCGTATTCATGACCATTCACTTTGAAACTGGTCACTTGATACGAGTTCCAAGCAAGTTCTGTTTCAACTTCCTTAACTCGTTCTCTTAAAAGTTGATTCTCCTCTCGTAGTTCCCTTAGTTCACCGACATATGCTTCAACTTCGTTATTCATTGAATACCTCCAATGTTAGTTTCTTGTACTTTGCTTTGTCGATATTGGTATAACTATACAGAAACCTTGGATATTTGTCAAGCAAATTCAGAAAATTATTTAACATCATATCATCTTGCTTGCGCCAGAGTCTTGCATAATTAACCAAATCATTGAGAATTACACAAGTATTTATGTGTATTTTATTTCTCAAATATAGTCTATAGAGTAGTGGATGTCCTTTCTCAGATATGAATACTTTATCAAATTCAGACTCAAAGTCATAGATAGTCTCCAAGTCTTCCTTGTAGTTGTATGTAAGAGATTCAAGATTCTTTACATACTTCTTATATATAATCTCTCCCTTACCATTCATCATATTACCAATCCATATATCTTCTGAATCAGTAAGAATATTGGAAACGAGATACTTTATAAAGTCTTCTCTATCAAATCTTTTAGCAACCTTTTCAAATGTCCATCTATCCTTACGAGACAGATAAGAAGACTCACTGACTTTCATCTTTCCGTTGTATCGAAAATAGTCATATTTCTTTTGTCTGAAATGGTTTATTACTGCTAGCCATGTTTGATACGCTTCAAATCCATTCATATTGGTAGTTTAGCGACTCTAGGAAGATAGTTCAAATCTTGTGCTTCTGCTTCAATTTTAGATTTGACTACAGCACTCAGTAACTTAGCCGCTACCTCAATCTCCATGTTTTCTGTTTCACAATAATGAACAACCGCTTCCATATATGGAATACGCTTATCCCTTACTATTTCTTCTATCATAGTAGAAAACTTTGCTGTTGTCAATACCTCAAGCGCCATTACCAAATACCTTATTATGTGTGTTGTTTACTCGCACGAATGTTGTGCATTTTGACAAGTCTTTAATTCGTCTTGCTCCTGAGTAGGTGCAAGCAGAACGGAGTCCGCCGAGGATATCTTGAATAGTAGCATTAACTGCGCCTCTGTAGGGAATAGAGACTTCTTTTCCTTCTGCGGCTCTGTAGTCTTTGAGCCCTCCGAAATGTTTGTCATTTGCTGTCTCCGATGACATTCCATAGAATTTTACTTTACCATCTTCTACTTCACCACCACCTTCGTCATGACCAGCAAGCATACCACCAAGCATTACAAAGTCAGCACCGCCCCCAAACGCTTTAGCAACATCTCCAGCATTGGTGCATCCGCCATCTGCAATAATATGGCCACCAAGACCATGAGCAGAGTCAGCGCACTCAATAACAGCACTAAGTTGAGGATAACCAACGCCAGTTTTGATACGAGTTGTGCAAACGCTCCCAGGCCCGATGCCAACTTTAACAATGTCTGCTCCATTTAGAATTAACTCCTGTGTCATATCTGCTGTTACAACATTACCAGCAATGATTACTAAGTTTGGGTGATTCAATCGTAACTGATAGATGAAGTTACTGAATGCTTCTGTGTATCCGTTTGCTACATCTACACATAGAATTTTAATCTTACCATCTGTAAGTTCTTGCACATTGCAGAACTTCTCATAATCAATATCTGTAGAACCAATAGACATTGCAACATAGTTTGTTCTTTCCCAATGAATAGGGTCTGTCGTATCATAGTATTCTACAAGTTCATTAACCGAATATGTCTTTTTAAGACAAGTCATCATACCATGTTTGATTAGAGCATCAGCCATTTCAAATGTTCCAACACCATCCATATTAGCGGCGATGATAGGAATACCCTTGAAACCACATGGTCTAACATTATCAGGAAATATATCTTCTCTATAGTTTCTGAATGTAAAATTTCTCTCCAAATCTACTTCTCTGCGAGACTTGAGTGTAGAGCGTTTTGGTTTAATCAGAACATCACTATAGTCAAGTTTAATTTCATTCTCAATTTGCATCTTCCCACCTGTAAAAAATATGGTCTTCAATTCGTGCAGTTCGTGTTTTCGTCTGCGCCCATGCTGGTGTTACATAGTAAGCATGATAATGTGTAGCACCTTCTGTGTAATCAATTAGATACTCATACTTTAATATGAATGCTTTTGCAAGCCATGAGATATCTTCATATACTTTAGCGTCTTGTTCAGGCACAACATCTGCTTTACCATCACAATACCATGAGAACTGACAACGATGTTTCACTGGAAATGAAATAGATGGGTCTCTCCAACTCTTTCTAGTCGGCCCTTCATAGACGACTTCACAGATAGTGTTTGGAAATCGACTATCCTTTACACGATTCATCACGACATGAGCAATAGCAAGATGCGCTACCCTCGTCTGATTTCGTGCTTCCCAATAAATGTTATCAGCAAGACAAGTCGCCTCATCCGCATACGCTGGAAAAGACAACAGAACGCTTAGTGCGATAAGTAACTTTCTCATGTTGTTAATATACACAAAAGTGTGCTGTTTGTCAATACACTTTTATCTTTTTTCCAATAACATCTTCAGAAACAGTTTTAGGTAGACAGTATGCGGTTGCTCTGTCTTTCGGGTCCATCCACTCTATGACACCATAGTTACCATATCTCTTCACTAGACGACTTGCATAGTAGTTGCACTCATTGATATCATAGAAATACATATCTTGTGATACCAAGCGTCTTTCTTCACCTGTGCCTAGGTAAACCATTAAAAGAAATACATGAATGAGTTCCATTAAAGGAGACCATTCTTAGCCGCATACAAAAACCATACTGTTCCAGCAAGCAATAATCCCATCACTATTACAGCGGCAAGTCCACCAACAATCTCTATAAACTTTTGTCTTCTCTTAGCCTGCTTATAGATTGTCTCTTGCCTCTCTTTTCTGATTCGGCCCTCCATCTTGATTAATTCATCCCAAGCAGAGGCTCCCATCGTATATTGTATAAAGGTTTTAAGGTCATCTCTCTGTTGCTCGGCTTTCTTCTTAGCGGCAAACAGTTGAATGGCCTCTTCTTCTACAGAACCAGAGAACATGAGTTTTTTGAATATTGGTGGATTTTGGGCTTGCTTTTCCGCTTCAGTGATGTCAGATATTGCAGACATCCAGCGTGACAAGTCGCCCGCCATGGATTCGATATCTCTACCGATTTCAAAACCTTTGCGGATGGCGGCGAATGCACTAGAAGCCGTGGCGGCAGCCGTAATCGGGTCTATCATTTCTAATCCTCTCTCATGATTATAATGATATAAGTAGACTATTTATTAATCAGCATATCCCATAACTTTACTCCAATCCAGACCCCAATATTCACATATACCTCTTAGTTCTTGATTTTCAAGCATATCAGTTCTTAACACATTCAGATTAATAACCATTCTTTCCCAAGGTCCTTTGGTATGTCTCATCACTCTGTGCTTCATATGACAAGGAAATTCAAGCAATCTATTTTGCTTAGATTCGACTATTGTTCCATCTTCAAGTTCTGTGTATCCATCATTATCTTCTGATAAGTAAAACACAGCAGTTGTTACAACATTCTTCCATTCTTCATGGAAATGTGCATAACAGTCATCAAAGTCTGTATGCCACCCACCTAGTCTCATTTCAGGGTCAGTTGTCTGTGTAGTGAGATTTACTTTAGCCTTGATAACAGTGTGTGTATACATCTTTGCTAAAATTGGAGCAATCGTGTAAAATTTTGGACTTATAAAGAAACTGTTGGACATATAAAGCATATGAGCCAACATTGGTTTATTGTCTTGAGACTTATCTTGACTATGAAGATATGTCCATGTAAAGTCACCATCTCCAGCATCATTAATATTATTATATACCCAATCAAATATTTCTGGATGTAAAAAGTTATCAGTTATTTTTACATTGTTATCATAAGACATCAACATCTCCATTATGAATATTCACTGTGATTATTTAGTTGTCAATTTGCTAGAGGATTATCCAGTGACCTTTGCAGTTTCTTCGATAGTCTCTCATCAAGTTCTTTCAATTCTCTTTCGACTTTTGCTTCCAAGTCATCCATTCTTGATGTGCTTGATTCGGAAAGACGATTTGCTTTCTCATCATAGTCGTTCTGAAGTGCATCTCTCTTGTTCTCAAAACGCTCTTCTGCATTTTGAATAATTGCACGAACCTCACTCTCAGTTTCTCTAACTTTATCTTCTACTCTATCTACTGTCTTTTCAATAGACAGAATATCATCCCTCAAATCACCCTTAATGTCTCTAGTATAGTCAACTGCTTCTTCAAGTTTTGTTTCGATAATCTGCATACGATTGTCATAGTCAGCAATCTTTTCTTCATACTCTTGCTGTTGGTCGACAAATGCGATTGCTTCCTCAACCTTTTGATACATAAGAAAACCGCCGTATAAAGCACCAATAATGGAGCCTAGAAGCGCAAGGAGCGCCGATACCGACATAAAGGTGACTTTGATACCAAGAATACGAAACTCTTTATTTTTAAGATTTTCGATACCTTCTTCTACATTTTCAAGTTCTTGTGCTAAATCTTTATCAGACATTTTTGGACTCCAGATGATTTTCTATCACTGGCTTCCATTCCCACTTAGGCACAACACTCCAATACTCTTGTGGAGTGGTGATTGTTTCTGCCCATTTTTGATTGATTACACGATATTCAAAGTATAGGTATGTTACCCATGTCAACGCTAGTGCTACTAATATACCACATCCAAGCATATATAATTTTTGTGCTTTTGTGAAGTAATGGTCTTCATTCCATTCACTCATTTCCTCTCTCCCACTCTCTCTAACCTGTCTCTACTCAGGATTATTTTGTAGACTTCTTAATCTTCTCAGTTCCTCTTCAAGTTTCATCACCTCAAGTCTTTTCTTTTTCAACTCAAGTTGATATAGCGTATTACAATTGATTCTTTCTTTTGGACCGTCTAGTGGTATGATAACTCTTGCATAGACACCAATGTCTCTTGATGAATTTCCTATTGTGTTACTATTGCTATCAAAAGGACTTTGATAATTGTCTATGATACCAGTCACACCAAATTCAAAATTTGTTGCACCACCAATAGCATTAGAGCAATCTAAATCACCAGCACGAAATTTATCAGAAGAGTAGTTACTCGTTCCGTTTGGTAATTGTAAATTTAATGAACTGCTTTCAGCGAATGCTGTGGTGGTGTATAACAGAGATAATATAACTGCAAGTTTTTTCATTCCCTAACCTAATCTCGCTTGAATCTAGAACATATCTTTGATGATATAGTCGTAGGTTTCAAGTCCTCAGTTCTCATCTTAGACCTAGAACAAACATACTCAGCAATATCTTTATCTTTCTCTCTGATATAAATGTCAAATTTTACACGGCCTAGGTACTCAATATTAACTATTCTATATTGAGATACAAATGGTATTGGTTTCCAGTCTTTGTCGAACACGCCTATTTCATAATATTCAACATCATTCCTTTTATTGAAAATCTCCATACTGGTGACTAACAAGTCATTCATATAGGAATATTTCCATTTAGGATATGTAGGTGTCATCTCATGGGCAAATGCGCCATGAGAAAACAATATCAACCATAGTGTAAT